TGATTTATTTGTTCAGCCCCATTGATATTTTGCCTGAAGATATATTGATTACTCAAGGTGGAAGTGAAGCAATTCAAATTACACTTCAAACTCTTTGTAATCCTGGGGATGAAGTTTTAGTACCAGAGCCATATTATACAAATTATGACAGTTTTTTGAGAATTGCTGATGCAACATTAGTCCCAATTGAAACTTCGATTGAAGATCATTATCATTTGCCATCAAGAGAAGAAATTGAGAAATTAATTACTCCAAAAACTAAGGCAATAATGTTTTCTAACCCGAGTAATCCAACAGGGATTGTTTTTAGACCAGAAGAAATGGAATTAATAATGAAAAATTTAGAAGAATATGATAAACGTGAAAAAGAAGAAATGAAAACCTTATGGGTTATAGTTGGAGTAACTGTTATAGGTTTTGTAACTTTAGCAGTATACTTATTATGGATGTAAGAAATGTTAAGAAACGATTTTTATAAGAAAATGGTAGAAGAAGGCATCTACTGTACAGAAGATGATTTGGAGGAAAGAAGAGTTATGGCTAAAAGTGTTTTAAAAGGTGTAGTGGCTGTATTGTTATTAGCTTTCTTTGTTATATTGGCTACTGGATGTAGTTCTACAACACCAGCTCCTAGAGTAATTAAAGAAATAGAGGTAGTTGAACGTAAAGTTCCAGTAGCAGTTGCTATTCCAGAGATTGATTGTAAATTCGAAGGACAAGGTTTAGAACCTACTGTTAACCTTATGGCATGTCTTATTCTCCATAAGAGAATCATAGACATCCTTAGAAGAACAGATGGTAAGACCATAGAGGAAATACAATCTGAATTAGATGCTGCTCTAAAAGAGAAAGTTGATACTGGTATTAAGATAAAGTAATATACTTCTTATAGTGAATAAACTATTTAAACAGGTAAGGAGTGTAAAATGGCAATAGAGGAAGGTTTCACGTTCATTGGCAGTGGCAATGATAGTTATGGTACAATGTTAGCACCTGAACCAATAGATAACTATAGACTAGATAAACTAGCAGTTATAGCAGGTGTTAATAACATGATCGTTAATATAGCTAAGAAGAATGAGAAGGTTATAGATGCTATATTAAAAGAACATAAACAATCTAGGTTAGAGAAGTTACAAGCAGAACTTCTTGAAGAGAAGATAGCATTAGCTAGAGAACAAAGACAAGCTATAGCTAATAAGAACTATATGCTTAACACCGAAGAAGGTGCATTACAAAGAGGCTATCTTAACAGTATAGCTAAAGCTGGTTATATACCAACTCAAGCTCAAGAAGGTGAAGAGTATTCAGCATTTTAAGTAATCAATGGGTGGGTGGGTAAATTTTATTTACGTCGTAAGCTTAAGGACAGGCGCCATAGCGTGTTGCAAATAGGCTACGTGGGATTACTTAACAAGCACCTAGAAGATGCTAGTTTTCTTTTAGGTTGCCTTCGTTGTTATGACGAACAAAAGACTTTGAAGGTTATTGACGTATGATATTGAAAAAGGGATGTCCGATTCCGGAGTAGGACATAATGCTGGGGAAACGAGATTAAGGATAGTTTCTCACATAGACAGTGATTAACTGTAGCTATACATTTATTATACTAGACTGGATAAGGTGGTTGGATTTGGGACAAGGCCTAAGCTTGTGCAACACGAGTAAAGTCGCTGTACACTTAGGTGGGTATTTTTAGTAGATCGTAACATCGAAGAAAATTACTAGCATAGAGTCGGTAGCCTTATGGCTATCGGCTCGTTATTTATTTACTTTCACTTCTTTTTCTTGCTGTTCAACAGCTTCGGGATTATGTATCAAACCACTTTCAAAAGTTAAATTAATAGCTTGATTTTTCTGCCTATCTGTATAAATATAAAGATCATCACCTTTTAAAGTCATTTTACTTTCTGAGTCCTGAACTAATTCTTTTAACTCCTGAAAACCTTGACTATAACAAGTAAAACCATTTGTATAAACTTTGTCTTTATTTAGATCCATAGAAATAAGATTTAAACCTAATTCCTTAGTAACTTCTTTAATAGCTTCTGATATTCTTACATTCCCATCTAAACTAATAGAAACTATTTTACTGCTATTCTTAGTTCTTTCTGAACAAGTTAGCTCTTGAACAAAAGAAGCTCCATCTCTTGCTTTTTTCTTTTTAATAACTTCATACTTAGAATAATATCCAATATCAGACTCATAACCAAACCAAAGTTCTATTTCACTTCCTACCTCTATGTCTTGACTTAAATTGTATATTTTAAATGTCCCTACTCCTACTTTCCCTTCTTCTCCACTTTTTACCTCAACATCAAACTTTAATCCATTATTATTATGATCATTTATTTTTACTCCATTTATAACAAGGTGTGAATTTCTTGGGAAAATAGGTCTATTTGCTATAAATTCCATTATTCCTCCACTAAAAGTTCAATTTTATCTATATTTTCATAATCAATTTTTACTGCTTTTCTATCCAAAGTATTTGGAATAATATATTTTTGTGGATATTTTTTATTAAAGTTCCCTTTTTCATCAACTAATTTATTAAACCAAAGTGGAATACCAAATAAAATAGGCTCATTTGGATATATTAAATTATCCTCAATGTCATAAAGTGTTACATATACCCTTTTATCATAAGAATTATATGTAAATTCAAATTGAAAAGTTGTACCTGCAATAGTTACATCAGTTATATATGGAATTGATTCTTTCATTATATTTATTTTCATTAAAATGCTCCTCCACCTGCTGATTTTCCACCACCATTACTATTAGGTAATTTTATATGTTCACTTTGTAAGTCTCCTTCCCAATCTTTTGTTCCATTTGCATTTTTTCTTACTTCATTTATTTTATTTCTTACTTTTGCTCTTGTTTTTATTTTTGTTTTCTTTCTTACAGCAGGTTTAGCCTTTTTACTGGGTGCTGGTATCATAGAAACATGAGCAATTTTTATTTCAACTAAGGAAATTGTAAACTCTGTATAGTATAAAGATGTTATTGTATTTTCTATACTTGTGATAGCCATATTTTTATATAACTTAACCATATACAAGTCCACAAGTTCTCTTTTATTTCTAAGTTCTATAATTTTTTCAAAAATTTCTTTATGATTAGCTCCAACAATTTGAACTTTAAAAGATAATTCCAAAGGGTTTTGAGTTATATTATCAGCTATTTGAGTTCCATCATCTATTGGAACTGTTGGAACATCATTAGAATAGCTTTCAGATACATCAGAAACTAATTGAAGCTGGATATTTCCTAATAGAATAGGTGGAGTTTTCTTAATATGATTATCAATTTGATTAGACAATGAGTTAGCACTGCTTAAAAAACTACTTACTTTACTCATCAAATTTGTTATTGAAAACATCTATATATCTCCTTTTGCAATCTCATTTTGTAGCATAAAATCTTCTAATTTCTCAACTATTATTTCTCCTACTCTGTTCCAATCAGTTTCAGCTTTTGTAGTTGTTGGCATATTTATAGTAAGATTTAATATAACTCTTTTATCAGTTTTATTAGAATTTTTAGTATTTGTTGAACTTTTTATATCCGAAAAGCTATTATTTTCTACATTTGAATAAGCATTATTTTCTTCAGCAGTTAGTACCCTCTCTCCCTTATGAAGTTCAGCTATATAGCCATCAAAAGGAACATAGTCAAGTCCTATTTTATGTGTCCCATCTATCACAGGAGTATCTTCAAAGTATACTCTTTCAGTTGTTGTTTTCTTCTCTCCACTATCATCAAAAAACCATGATATGCCTGGTAATGATTTTATTTTTTGTCCTAAGTTTGAGAAAAATCCTTTAATATTTTCCCAAATTTTAGCAACATAATCTAATATAAAATCAAAAGCTGAAGCAGCAGTTGACTTCATTGTCTCCCACACTTCTTTTAATTTATCAATTAACTTAAAAAATATATCAACAGCTTTGTCTTTTAATCCTATAAAAAAATTGCCTATTGTTTGTAACTTAGAATAAAAATAAGTCCCTAACTCTGAAAATTTAGTTTTTATTCCTTCCCAAGTGTCTTTTAAGAAGTTTGATATATAGTTAAATACTGATGAAAATGTTGACTTTATTTTCTCCCAGATACTTTTTAATTTATTTATTAACTTATTAAATATCCCTACAACTTTATCTTTTAAGTCTACAAAGAAATTACCCATTGTTTGTAACTTAGAATAAAAGTAAACTCCTAACTCTGAAAATTTCTCTTTTATTCCTCCCCAAGTGCCTTTTAAGAAACTTGATATTGAGATAAATACTGAAATAAATTTAGCTTTTATTAAATCCCAATTTTCTATTATTAATTTTCCAACTCTAATAATTAAGCCAAAAGGAGTAAATAACATAAACATTTTTTTACCAATATCCCACAATGCCTTACCAAATGCTTTTATTTTCTCCCAAATTTTTACAAAGAAATCTTTTATTTTTGCTCCAAATGCTTTTATACTTTCCCAAAGTGCAGCTAATTTAGCTTTTATTAAGTCCCAGTTTCTATATAATAAAACTCCTATTGTTATTGCAGCTCCTATTGCTAACATATATGGATTCATTGTAAAACTCATTGCATTTTTCAATGCACCTATCCCTTTGACAACTTCATGTATAACTAACATACCAGTGAAAGCACTTGCTAAAGGAATTAATACTTCTTTCCACTTAACAATAAAATCTATTACTTTTCCACCAACATTTATTATTTCTCCAAAAACATTAGATATATTTTCTGCCCATCTAGTAAATGTTCCATCTTCTTGAAGTTTTACTAAAGTATTAGCAAATGGAATAATAACTTTATCTCTAAGAATTTGAAATGGAGAGTTTTCAACTATATCTCCAAATTCATTTATTCCTGCCAATGTTGAAAGTGCTGACTTTGCAGCCCCAGATATAGTTGATAGTCCTCCCTTAAATGTTTTAGCTTGTTTTTCCATTGCACCACCAAAACGAGAGTCCATCATTTCAAACAAAGTCTTATTAAATAGTTCTAGATCATTAATTTGTCCTTTGCTATTAAATATTTCTAAGCCCTTGCTTTTTCCAAACTCGGCAATCATATTCTTAGTAATTCCAAATTCTTTTAATCTTTCAAGTTCTCCAGTTCTTGCATCAGCAACAGCTTCAATAGCCTGGTCAAAACTTTTTCCCATTCCTGAAGCCATGTCTCCAATCATTTCTAAATAGGTCCTATTAGTAGTTTTCAAAATCCTATCTCCTTCAATCCCGTAAGATTGAAGTTTAGTCATTCCTCCAACTACTTCTTCTGTTTCAAATGGTGTTTTATTAGCAAATCTACTAGCCCAAGCTAGTTTCTTTCTTGCCATGTCTGAATCTTTCAAAACAGTTTCAAGTGTATTTCTATACTGTTCAATATTCCCTGCTCCTTCAATAGCAGTTTTTAATGTAAAACCTGCTGCTAATGTTGTAGCAATTCTTTTTAAAACTCCTAAGAATGAATTAGCTTTTTCTTTACTATTTTGAAACTGTTGCTGGGCATAATTTCCAAAGTTCCCTAATCCTCTACGGAGTCCAATAAATCCATTTCTTAGTTTTGAAATAGCAGGAAAGTTAGCTACAATTTTAGCTTTTAATGCACTAAAAGTTGAACTTATTTTATTTTTAAAATTGATTATACTTTGCTTTACTGAATTAATTTTACTTTTCAACCCACTAAATACTGAACTTATAGAGTTCTTAGCATTATTCATGCTATTTTTTAAAGCATCTATTTGTGCATCAATTTTTTTTAAAGAATCAAGTCCATCTCCAATTACTTTAAAAGCCAATGTTAATTGCTCAAGCATAGCTAACTCTCCTCCTTTCTAATTTTTATTTTTTCTTTTAGCATAATTAGCCCAAGCTAACTGTAAAAGCATATACTCCTCATAACATAATTCGCCAACAGATTTATTAAAATATGAAATTTTAGATTCAAAACAAATGTCAAACCTTCCTTGTTTAATTTCCCTTATTTTCTCCAAAGTTCTTAATGAATAAAAAGGGTGTTTGTTGAAACTCTGTAATAACATTTACCAATGTTAGTAAAGCCTCTTGATCCATATTAAAAAATTCTATATCTCTTGCATCTATTGGTTGAGCTACAAAAGTTGTCAGTAATTCTTTTGCTGTTGTTAATTCATCTTTTTTGGCTGAAAGTTTAAAAAATGTATCTGTTGAAACTCTTTCTACTCTAAAAGATCTGTCCATTGTTTTAAAATCTTTTCCAGTCATCATTAAATCAAATTCCAAAGCTCCTAAACCATCAGGCTTAAAAATTATATTTGAAACATTTTTATTTTTTAATTTTTCTAAAAATTCTTTATTTTTTAATTCTTGTTGTTCTTTTTTATTTTCCATTTATTACCTCCTTGACACCTGTACATACAAGTTTAAACTCTCTTGAATCAGATTCCCCATCATTAGCCAATTCACTTTTATTTACTCCAATTTCCTTTATAGTTACCCCTCTGCTATATTTTGAGCTTGAACTATCTTTGAAATATCCTGAACCAGTTACTACATTTTCAGAAGCATTTAAAAGTATTTTTTCATCTTCTGTCCCAGTTGGTACTGTTATGGTTATTTCCATATTTGGATCAGGAGTATATATTATTCTTCTTTCTCCATAAATGCTTTTATCTGATTGTTTATATTGATCCTCAGGTGCTCCAACACTCAAACTTCTCCAATTTTTAAAAGTGTAGCCATTGAAAATAAAAGTTTTTTTACTATTATCAACCATTATTCGTTACCTCCAATATCCTTGTTAGTTTTCATTAATGTTAAATCAATGAAATAAGCCCAATTTCTAAGTCTAAAAAGCACCCTTGGTCTTACAAGTCTAAGCCCTCTTTCTGTTGCTGTTTGATTAACTGGGAAAACTGTATATTGATATTTACCATTTAATTTTGCAAGTAAATTATTAGCTCCCATTTCTTCCATAGTATTATTTAAAGTTTCTTCCAAAAAAGCATATCCTTCATCATCTTGTGGAAACCCTTTTTTTATCATTGCTTTTTCTAAATTTTCATTTAGATTTACAATAATGCAATCAATAGCAGTTGTGTCATCTAAATAAGTTCCATCTGTTGCTTTTCCACCATTGGCTGTTATATAGCCTTCTGATGTTCTTTTTTCCACAAATGTAATATTATTTTTTGTAAGTTCAGGTTTCTTAGCTAGTTCAGTGTCAGCTGTTACCCCTTGTAACTCTATCATTGAACTTCTGTATCCTGCACCTTTTGTTATAACTACTCCTGCATAAGCTGCTGCTTTATATTCTTTATCTGCTTCATCTCTTTTTAAATTCCAAATAGGTACTATTCTATCAGATTTTAAAGTATCAGCTATTGGATAAGCCTTTACTTCTGTAATATAAATTTTTCTATTTTCAGTTAAAAATGAGCTTACAGCTTTCATAGTTTCAACACTATCAAAAGTTGTTATAAGTGCATACCATTCTTTATCTAAATTTTCATTTATAACTTCTTTTAACTTATCCTCAATTTTTTCTTGTCCAGTTACAGTAACTCCAACTATTCCAAAAAAATCAGGTTTTAATATATTCCCGTCTCCATCTCTTTGTCCTAAAAACTTCTCCACTAATTTATATACTTTTGAATTATTTCCAAAATCATTGGCAACATCTTTAGAGTTCATATAATATTTAAAATCTGCATTCTTATCATTTGTAACTATAAGAGTTTTATTAAGTGCTGCTATTGTTAAATTCAATTCTTGTTCTAATGTTATTTTTACTGGTTCTCTATATACTCCCATTATTCTTTCCTCCTTGCTATTCTGCTTCTATGCTTTTCATTAACTAATAATTCTATCTCTTTTATTAGTTCAAGTTCTCTTTCTTTTGTTATCTTCATATATTCAAAAACTATGTCAAAACTGCAACGATATTCGTATTTAGCATTAATTAATTCATTTAATGATTTTATTTCACTACTTTTTACAACTCCAGCATCTATTCTTCTGATTTCTCTTCTTGCATTAAAAAGAATTAGCTCTCTTAGTTCAATTGAATTTTCCAAAGCCTCTTCTTGTGTTTCAGAATATACATCAAATTGAAGTCTTGCCATTATTCTATATTCAGTTGTTTCAAGATATTTTTCATCTTTTTTTATATATTCTCTTTCTGTATATCCTCTAAAATCAGCACTATTTATATTTAAAATTTGATAAGTTGCATAGGACTTTTTTGGAGGCTTTTTATCAGTAAAAGCTGGGATAATTTGGATATTACTCATTTTATTAAGTAGTTCAATTATAAGATTAATCATCTTTTGTACTCCTCTTCAAAATATAGCTTTTTATATCAGCTAAATAATCAAAGTCAGTTATTTCAATTATTTTAAATTCTTCTCCTCTTAAAATAGCAATATCTCCCTCTTTTAACTTTTCTTTTGTAAATAACTCCATATCTTTAAGAGTTACCTCTCCCTGTGGATAATATTTCAAGGTATCAGATGAAACAGGCATATATACACCTTTTATAAATTTTTCTTTTTCTTCATCAGTTATATATTTTCCTTTTTCCCATCTTCCTTCAGCTTTTGAAATAACTTTTATATTTGTTATGTGCTTACTTAATAAAATAACTTTATCCATTTTTATACATCCTTAAAATCTGACAAATACTCTATTGTTCCATTTTCATTTACTATTTGATACCTAATTGACTTGATTAAAAACCTGTTATCAAGAAGTGGTTTTGTATTATTAGTCTGTCCATTCTTAGTTTTTATTTTTAAAGTTTTTGGATCATTTGGAACTGCCCAAGCATGAGCTGTAGCAATACTTTGAATTATTAAACCCCTTATAGTTTCTCCTATCTCCATAAGTGCTTCTTTTCCACTCTTTTCCCCTTTTATAACCTTCTTGGGTGCTGTTTGAATCAAGTTTGAAATGATTCCTCTGTTACTATCAAAAGCATTTCTCATAAAAGGACGAGCTGGTATATCAAAAGTCCCAAATTCATTCCATATTGCATAATTCAATATTGTTGTTTTTCCATCTTCTCCCATTAAACTTTTATCAATAGCTAATATTCCAATTTCTAATTGATGCTTTGCCAAGTATTCAATTTCTTTTAATGATTTAACTATCATATTTCTACAACTCCAAACAAGTCCTTAACTCCTCGTATGAAGTTATCTGATTGTTCTATCTTATTAAGAAAAGTATAGTTTATTCCTCTTATTCCATAACTCTTTAACCCCTCAGCATTTGAAAGCTCTTCTTTTATAGTTGAACAAATAAACATTAAAAGATTTTCAGGTAATTCTTCATATCCTGCTATGTATTCAATTTCTACATAAGAATCTACTGTAATGATTTCATCAAATATTACTTTTCTATTTACAAAACTGAAAGGGAGTTTTTTACACCCTCTTTTGGCGTTCAATACCCTTTCAATTCTTTTTCTAGGTAAGAATACATAGTTTTTATTAAGTCCACTAACTAAACTCGTTATTTGCCCTTTTAAGAGCTCATAGCCTAATATTCCCTCTATCTTTTTTATTACTGCATTAATGTAAAAATTTAAAAGCTTTTCATCCTCAATATTAGTGAGTATTTTAGCAATTTCTAAATCATATTTAATTCCCATGCTATCCCCTTGCTAGCATTGTAAGAGGGATTATTCCCTCTTAAATTATGCCTTTTTCTTCAATTTTAAAATATTCTCAGGTAATTGAACTCCCAAGCCCACACCTTTTTCCATGTAATATTTTGTATACCCTTTAGAAGTTACTTTATCTTCTAATCTCATTGTCATAGCATTGTTTTGGATTCCCATTACTGCTGTGCTTAAATCTGCAAATACTCCAACTATTTCATTGGCTGTTGCTGTAGTAATTCCTTTTAATCCTGCATTTTTTGAAGTAATTAAAACAACTGGTCTAGTCATTAAAGTTCTTGCATTTCCATTGTTTAAGTCAGTAATATAGAAATCTTTTTGTTTATTTTTTAATTTAGCTATTCCTGCCCAAGTTTCAGAAGTCATGTACCACTTTGCATTTCTTGCAACTTCCTCATCTAGTGCATAGTAAGCACTTATTAATGAATCAACAAATGTTGTGTCATCAGTTGTATCTATTTCAATTTCTTGTGTTACTTTGCTATCTTTTAAAATTCCAGTAGGCATATTTGTCCCTGTTCCATTAAATAATGCATCTGCTAATCTTAAAGATAAAGCATATTCAACTCTTTTTATTAAGAAATTAGCATATCCTACAAAGTTGGTAGCAAGTAATTTATTAGTTACTTTTGGCATTGCATACAATGAATGTAATGCTATAACTACATGGTCAATTTGAGACACAGAAGTTTCTTCTCTGTCTGCTTCCTCTCCTATCCAACCAGTTTCTGGTAAACCTGCAACTTCTCTTGGAATTGTTAAACTTCCATCTGTTATTGGAATAAACTTTATATCTCCAAGTGCTGAATTTTGCTCAACTAATCTTTCAAGTATTGTATTTACATACTGTGTTTTAATAGCTTTTGATGTATTAGTTGTATTAGCAGGATCTGCTGAAAAATTTAATTCTGTTGTTGAATTAAAAACAGTTTCTATTGCTTTTCCATTTTTTTCAACTTCTTGAATCATTGCACTAAATTGTTCAGCAACTGTAACTTCTGCTGGAGTAGCTTTAAAGTCTGCTTTTAATCCTTTAATAACTTCATTAAACTCAGTCATTTGCTTTTCAATTTCAGCTTTAAATTCTCCATTTAATTCAGTTTTAATTTCTTCAAACTTTGAATTAATTTCATTGAATTTAGCAGGTAAATTTTTGATTTCTTCTGGTGTTCCAGCTTCTAATAACTCAGTTTTAAAATTTGCTAATAATTCAGCCATTAATAATTTTAATTGTTCTTTATCCATTTGTCCTATTCCTCCATTTTCTTTATTAAATACTCTTGTTACTTTACTACCTTTTACAGCACCTTTGGGTGTTAAACTCCCCTCATGAGCTTCAAACTTATTTATATCTATGTAATACTTACCATTTTCACTATATTCTTTATAATCTACAATGTTTCCACCCACTGACATTTCAAAAGGTAGCTTCATTTCTTTCATAAGCGAATACAACTTTACAGCTTCAGGATTTATATAATTTCCATTATCATCTTTTGATAAATGAAACTCTCCCACAACTTCAAATCCCTTCTCTGTTTCTTCTCCTACTAATTTTCCAACTGGTAATAATTCACCATAATGATTGTATAAAAGGAGTAAAGTCTTCCCATTATTTCCTTGCATACTTCCTTTTTTAAATCTATAAATACCCTTTGCAAGACTGTCATTTTGCATATTTACAAGTATTCCTGTAAATCTTCCTGATGTCCCTTCTTCTTCCTTAAACTTTTCAATTTCACAAGTAAAATTTAAAGTTTCATCAGAAAAATTAATTCTTTTCTTTATCTTTTTCTTTGACATACCTACTCCTTTTATCTAAAAATAATTAAACAACTACATCTAACAACCTCAGAAACTGGTAAACTATCTTGGTGTGGATACTCAGCTTCTACACCATCTTTTAACTTCCATTTATAATCTATATCCACCCATTTATTACTTATAGCTTTATGATGTGGTCTATATGTCTTTTTCCCTCCAACATGTATCCAGCATTTTTCTTTCATCACATTTTTAGCAGTTTCATAACTTGTTGTATTAATGCTTTTACTTGTTTCAGTTCTTGCTATTGTGCTAGCTCTTTGTTCTGTCATACCATTAATATTTTTTACGAGTTCTTTAACTATTTCATTATGTGATAAGCCTTCTTCTTGCCCTGTTGTGATTATCTTATTTAAAATATTTTTTGTTGTTGCTGTCATTTTAGTTGCTTGTTTTCCAGCATTCTTTATATTCCAATCTTTTAAAAAATAATCTCTAATACCTTTTATAGTTTTAGATTTTATCGTTTTCTTGTAGATGTTTTGAAAGCCTTTAAAAGTCTCCTCGAATGTATATAAGTAAACTACTTCAAGTCCCTTTTTAAATTTCTTCAAAAGCCATTCATAGTCAATATTTATAATCATTTTTACATCATATTTTTTTGAATTATCTTCAATTATTTTATCTCTTAATTCTATAAATATCTTTTCTATAATTTTCTTATTTCTTGCACTTAGTCGCCTTTCTAGTGCTTTAATTGCTTTTATCTTTTGAACTTCCTTTTTCATACATCTTCTTCTTTTTCTCCTTCTGTTGTGGTTGGTTCAGTAACTTCGTCTAGTGTCATATCTCCTCCACCAACAAGTAAGACATCTCCACCTTTTAGTTGCTCCAAACTTAAATCAGTGAGTGTTGATATAATTCTTCTGTATTCATTTATTGTCACTCTATTTTTCAATGGTTCTAACTTCTGAATAATATCTCCTATATCATCTTTTAGCTCATCAGCACCAGAAAGATCATAGTCTATATACTCTCCATTTTTTAAATAATCACTTAATAAATAATTAAGCCAATTTTTTAAATTATTAAAAAATGGTATTACTGCTTCCCTATATAGTTCTTTTTTAGCTTGCTTTCTATTCTGATAAGTTGAATCTCCTCCACCAACTAATTCAACTGGGACATCAGTAGCAATAGCAGCTCTTTCATGTGCCTTCTGTTCTGCTGTACTCCAATCAGCATCGATGGGAGCTTTTGAAGTATCTTGATATTTTAGACCTGATCCAAGTACCAAAGGACTTCCAGCATTCTCAGCTCCTGCGTAGTGAGCTGAATATTTACTTCTTATTTCTTCCCTATCTTCCTTATCTACTGCACCTTCTGTTTGAAGTATCCCTCCTGGCTTTCCTAAATTATTTGCCAAGCTCCAGTTCCATTTCCAAGCCTTGAATAAATAAGCTCCAAATATTGCTAATGCATTATGCTTACTTCTCCCTTGTCCTATTCCATTTCCACTAACTCCATCAATTATGTTGTCATAGTTTGGAGAACTAAGCCACATATAGTCTTTTAATTCATCCCCAGTTATTGTTTTAGCTGGATTATGGATTCTTATTTCCCTTATCCTTCTACCTTCAAAATACACTGTAAAATTATTTGGTGAGTGTATATATAAGTCAGGAGCAAGTGAGGGTAGCCCTTTTATAAGCTCTAATAAAACACCATTATTTGAACCTTCTAACCAAACTATTAAATAATCTATAAAGTCTTGGAATGATGTATTTGGATTAATCATTCTAAAAATCTTATTTAAAATATGATTATCAACTTTTTTCTTGCCGTCTTCTTTTCCTATATAAATGCCCATTTCTATATTTTGACAAGCCTTTATCTTTTTCTTAATTGGCAGCATAAAGCCTGGCTGTTCCCATATTGTTGACATATATTCAGATGATTCAAAACTCTTCCCATCTCCAGTCATTACAGAACAATCTTTGAAAAACCAATTTTTAAAAATTTCTCTAATACTCATATACCCACTTCCCTTTTTTCATATCATTAGAAAATGCGTATCTTGTAGCGTCTATTGTATGATTGTTTGAATCACATAAGCGTGGTAATGGATTCCCTTCACGATCAGTGTCATAATCAATCATTTCAAATTCTCTTGATATATTTGGAGTCCTTTTTGGATCTATTACTATTGCTTCCAAATCAGAAAGCCATTTTTCTCCATATTCAACACTTCCAGCACCTTTTTTTGCTCCCCATGCACTTATGTCATATTCCTTTAATTCATCAATATTCTTATTATACAGATTAAAATATATTCCCTCTTTATTCATCAGCTCTTCATGTGTACCTGACTCTTCTATACCGTTTTCTGTAAGCACCAAGATTTTGCTTGCATTTCTTATGGTCGAAAGTCTATGTGCTATTGTGATTGTAGTTCTGCCCTTACTCAGTATTTCAAGTGACTGCTGCACTATAGCTTCAGAATTATTATCAAGTGCTGAAGTTGCCTCATCAAGTATAACTATAGGTGCTATTAATACAACTAATGTATATGTTTTAGCAACACCTACAATTGCAATTACGGCTATCATAAATCCCATAAACTGTGCTCCAACATCACCTACAAATGTTTTTGCTGGAAACTTATTAAATGGTAAAAATCCAGCTGTACCACCTGCAAGTGCAGTTATTAAAAATATAGAAATTATAGGTGATCCATTAAGAATAAATATTACTATAAGTGATAATGATGATATAAGAACTATACCTGATGAAAGTCCGATCAAGACCATCTATTAAATTTATAGCATTTGTAACTCCTCTTTTTACCTTGTTGTACTTCTTATAGATTCTATCTAAGTTTTCCTTAGGACTTATTAAACTATCTAATTC